TATCTGAGTAAATTTATTTGTTTTAGCATCATCCGCCAAAACATCATGTGGATAACTTACTCGTTGCTGGCAACTCATACAATCTTTAACAGATGGATTGGCAAATAAATTTAAATTGCACGTGTGTGTACAGCTTTCATTATTTGATTTCCAGTGAATACAGTTTACTTCTTCATTGTAAATTGAAGACGATCCACACTGATAATGTTTTTGTCTAAAAATGTTTGTCATATTAACTCACAATAAGATTACTACAAGATGGGGTGCCGCCATTAAATAATATAAATTCACAATCAAAAAATCCATCATCAAAACATGGAGCACACCCAGTATATTCTGAACATCCATTAATAGGACTAATGCTGCAATTACAGTTAAACACGCCAAGATTTGTTAATGGTGTCCATGCATCGTGTGAGGAACTTCCAAAAAAGCTTCGTCGGCCTTCTCTTGCGGAAGGTTCTGATCCACCGGGTTCACGTGCAAAATCGTCATTAAGAGAATAAGTTACAGCACCACATGCCTTGAAAGCAGTACGTCTAGCATATGATGTGTATATGGCTCTACCATTGTTTATGGTACGAATTGTGAATACGTAATCATTAAAACTAGTATGATATTTGCCACCACTCAAATCTGTTAATATTACGCGACCGGCTAGCAATGAATTAAAAGTAGTTGCAATAGTGGAGAGATATCCTTCGGTCACATTAACTTTTGCATCACATATTTCCCATACGGATTCAAATAATTTAAACGGTATTATCGTTCCCAACAATTCTGGAACACAATCAAATTCTATTCTAAGAATTTCAACAACAGGAATCTCTTCTGGAGAAACAGTCTCTACAAAATTAACGCTTGTTGCCAGTGTATAAGATCCACCATTTGACCAACAGTTATCTCCATTATTTGGCACTATGTTTATACTACCTGAAAAAGTACCGGAAGTAAATGGTATAGAACCTTGAATTGTGTAATTATATAATCCAGCAACACATCCAGGCCCCTCATTTCCAAATCTTCTATAAAAAACTTGTGGTCCCAATACAGAAATTGCTAAATCAGTGCAATTTTGTGCATTTCTTGGGGTACATGGTGCCGGTTCATTTACATTTTTTATACAATCTTGAATATCTGTTGGAGTGCAATTTGGAGCAGGACCATCAAATGGATCCATGCAAAGTTGTGTAACGGTTTCAGTTACTGTACCGGGAACAATCCAATTATTGTTACTCTTTGTGCATGCATATATCCATCCATTGTATACTGATGTATATGTGTCAGGTTTGTTTTTTGTATCGCAGCATGTGAACACTTCGCTATATGTGTCACATCCACAGTTTGCGCAATTTACGCCTTCTATAGGACAAACCGGAACACATACAATTTGAGAACAACATGGTGGGCCATTTGGCCCATCTGGATCAAATCCACCAGAACCATTGTTGCCGCTATTCACAACCCATCTAGCATTTTGTGTAAGACCTGTTCCCGGTGGAACTTTATAAACATCTTCACAATTTTCATTGCATAAACCTAATAATTGATAATCTTCATCATTAATAGTAAATAATGGAGTGCATCCGGGATCAAATCCACCGCAGTTATCTGGTGCTGGACCCAATGCTTCAATTATGCTTGCGTATTGAACACTATTCAAACATACAAACATTTGTTCTGGTACTGTGTTTTTCTTTGGGTCGCACTCACATTCACCGTAAATGTAATATTGGACAACTTCACCATTTTCACCAAAAAAAGATGAAACTAAAGGAAGTCTGCGACCTCCTACGCCACTGACTGGATTCATGTATGGATTGCAATAGTTTGCCGATAGATTGTTTTTAGATTTAAACTCGTATTCTTCTCTGCCAGAAACTATAGTAGAGGAACCACCACCTCCTCCAGCATTAAAAGCACCGCCACCACCACCATATAATCCACCACCCCCTCCACCGCCACTACCTACTACTCCATTATCACCAACACGTATAGATGCTTGTCCACCAGAAAATCTTGTTCCGTCTTTAGCACGATTATTGATCCCACCGCCACCACCACTTCCACCACTTGTTTGTGTGCCGCCGCCACCAGATCCACATAATCCCGGTGGAGGAGGAGAAGAATTAAAAGCTTCATAATATACACCTGGTTCTCCAGCATCTCCTGCAACAATACCGGCATCACCACCTTGTTTTCCACCAATAAAAGGTAAAAGTGGTTCAAGATTTGATAATACAAATCCAGCACCACCACCTCCTCCCACAACCGCTGCAGGCTGTTCATACCAATTTGTGTTAGTACCAATAACTGATGCTCCACCACCATCACCATTTATGGCGTATGCTTCTCCACCATTTTGATAATTTTCTGGAATAATATTCCACTGTACGTTTTCCGATGCACCACAACCACCTGCACCGCTTTTTACAACATCATTGATATTAGCATTTTTCTTATATTCAATATAAGACCCATTTCCACCTGCTCCAAACCCATAAGAGTAATTAAATGTCACACCAGATGCCCCGCCACCTGCACCGCGCATCATGTAAAGAATATCTCTGGTGGTATCAAATACTAGTTGACCATCGATATAACGAAATGGTCCGTTTAATTCAAATTGACCGCCACCAAATCCCCCAATGGGTGTTGGCGATCCACCCCTCCAATGTGCCCAGTTTGGAAGACCATTAGAAAAACTTGTAGTTAAAGAAAATCTGCAAGGTATTGCAAGATAATTTCCACCAGGAACTGCACAACAACAAGCTTTTTTTGGCATCAACAAATCCTCATGTTATTTAGAGGGTCTGTATCCCTTCATCAGTAGTGTAATAAATTTCATGAAATATTTCACTGCACCACTTTTTGCAGACTGGACAAGGCTTAGAATTTCTAAAATCACCAAAACGATTAAATCTAAAGTTGAGAAGAATCAACTTTTCACTGCGCAAACTCTTAGGAACTTTTCTGAATGCATCCAACTCTGAATGCATGTCTGCGCATCTATATCCCAAACGCACAGTATCGGGGTGGGTCTTGAACACATTTTGACCCACCGCGATAATCTTGCGCTTATAGATGACCAACGAGATATGCTTTTTCTGTCTCTCCATTGCCATAGACAGAGGCTTGGCAATGGGAACATAATTTTCAATCACATGGTCTATATTCATATTTTACGTAGTCAGCTTCAACATCGACAGGGGATCAACTCCCTTAGATGAAGGCGTGACGATACCCTTATTCAGACCGGAATCGTATTGAGACTTGAATTCGTCAAGAGGATCAATAGTAAACGCCACAAATGTCTTTGGAATAGTTACGCCTTTAGAAGCCTTTGTGTATTGTAACCAAGGCATTAAACCAATTTGGCCTCGCTCCATTGGAATTAAAATTGCTGGATCTTTAAGAAGCCAAGCGTCTGCTTGTTCTTCAAATCTTGCAATAATTTCTTCACCAGAATTTAGTCTAAATAGTTTTACGTTCATATGTTTCCTTTATGTGCTTACACTATATCACTTATTTTAACAATAGCAAATAACAATAATATGAAATCATTCCAAGAATTTTTAATTGAAGGTGCCAAACAAGTTCAATGTGATATTAATGGTATTTGCAAAGTAATCAAAGAATATGAATCGGCTGGAAATGAAGAAAAAGTCCTTTCTGTCTATAAAGACAGCAAAGGATTATCCACCATAGGTCACGGCCATTTAGTTACTCCAGAATCTTCAAAAATATTTTCTGAATTAAACATTAGCCCTGATATTTTGAGTGGTAAGGGAAAACTTACACCTGATCAAGCAAATAAACTACTTGAAAGAGATGTAAAGACACGTTTACCACAAGTTCAAAAATTAGTTCCTAAATTTAATGAGTATTCGACAGAACTTCAAGGTCAACTTGCATCTGAACAATTTAGAGGTATGTTAGGAAAATCTCCTAGCGCTCTTAAAAAATTAAGCGCAGGAGATTTTTCCGGTGCATCTACAGAATATTTAAATGCTAAAGACTACAGGGAATCTGTAAGAGACAAAACTGGTATTGCACCAAGAATGAAAAAATTGGCTGATGCAATCAGAACGGAACCAGAACGTCAGAAGAAACGTCAGCAGTCTTCTCAACAAACCACTCAGGCACCTCAGTCGCCTTCCACTTCGCAAACGCAGCCTTCTCGTTAATATAATAGTTACGATAAGCAACTACAGCATTTTCATGCTTGTATTGTTCTGGCATTGCTTGAACAAATTCAGTCAATTTGCCTTTTTGCAAGTTAACAGGAAAGTCGTACAACTCATTCAACAACATAGATTCCATTGAATGCACTTTACCATAACGACGAGTATATTCCTTGCACAATGCATATGCATGCTTCCAAAGCCAAAGATAATTCTCTCCGCTAGTACGAGTCCAAATATTGCATGGATGATTGATCATTGCTGCCTTGCAAATATTTTTCTTTGTGCAGATATGAGTAGTATATCTACGCTTGCCAGTATTAACTTCCAAAGGATCACCATCCAAAACATGGTGAGCAGTTGAAAGCAACTGACAAGATTCAAGTATCATTTTAATTACATGTTTATCACACATCATACGAGCAGAAGTAGCGGCATCATTGTCCAAAACAAAAATGTTCATATTTCGTGATTCTCAAAAATGTTGTTTATAGTGCGATTGACTTTAACCAATGTACAGTGCGGCCCTCGGAAGCACGGTAATCCTTAAGTCCCCCGTTGTATCTCTCATTGGCAGTCTTGCTGGACATACCATAATGAAGCATAGTGAGTGATGCGTTATTATTGGAGTGACGAATTTCTCCACCACACTCGTCATGTCCTGCAAAAGCACCTCCAGCCATAACAAATGCAGACCCAGCCACAAAAGACTTAGCAAAATCGCCGGGATATACAATTCCGCCATCAGAGACGATCCCAGTACCGGATGCTGCGGCTGTTTCCGCACACTCGATGACCGCCGATAGCTGCGGATACCCCACTCCGGCTACTCTGCGTGTCAGACACATCGAGCCCGATCCGATTCCCACTTTTACTAGGTCTGCTCCAGCCTCGGACAATGCCACGACCCCCTCTGGGGTTACTACATTCCCGGCAATCAATATTGACTTGGGCCATTTCTCTCTCACTTTCTTTGTAAAGTTATGAAAATCCGTCATGTAACCATTTGCAACATCAATGCAAACAAATGTAGGATCATTGATCGTTGCAGTATCAACAAACAACTTGCTCTCGGCATCCAAGCCGAGAGTCAATGAAACATACTTTTCTTTTTCTGGATAAGTAGTGGCAAACGTAACATAATACTCGCCACCTTTCTTCAGGCAGGTAATCATCTTGTACTCGGACAAGACCAATGCCATTTGATGGGTTCCTACTGTAGACATGTTTGCTGCCATAATAGGCACACCAGTCCACGTGGATCCACAATTAAAAGTAGTACTGACTTCAAGAGTCACGTCCTTGCGGGACTTGACATCAGAAAGTCGAGGTACAATCAGTGCGTCAGAGTAATCGAGTTTTGATTCGTAGTTGACAATCATCGCCGACAATAATAACACACAACAAGCAATGGTCAATAATTATTTTGATTCTTCTATTCTTTTGATTGCATCACGAAGATTCAACATCTTTGTGGCTAGTTCTTTTGATGTAATTTTATCCCGAAGATACTCTTCATATTTCGATAGAATAATCTTCGCTTCTCGGAAAAGGATTGCATGTAAATGATCAGAACTTTTGGAATCATTTGTCATCAATATTATTTATTCAATATCAGTAGTGTCGTCACGAACAAATTTAAATAATCGTGACATGTAGAAGGATGCCCAGTGTTGTTTGTTTATATCCCATACTACAATCCTGTCTCCGGGAAGGGGTGAAAAGAAATTGTTTCTGGTCTGGGATTCGACTGGGGGTACAAATCTCTGGTCAATCGTACCGTTTACCTTTGCCGGACTTCCATCTTTTTTTATAAAATTAAAAGAACAAATACCGGACAATGATTCCATAATGACTTCGCTGGCCGAGATATGGTCGCTTTTGTAATAAGTATCATCAGTTATCACTGTAACGTCCATCATGTAGTCTACCGTAGGATCAAATACAGATCCTTTGGTAAAAGCTTTGTTCATCAACTTATAATTTTCATAAGAGCCATATGCTCTGGTAATAAACTGTTTGTAATTCTGGTCATCCTTCAATAAAGAGTCATATGTCTTCATTTGATATTCGGAACCAGAATATGGTTTTGATGCTCCTCTATATGATTCATATGAAATAGAATCAGATATAAATTGTTCATCAAAATTGTTCTGGGATTCCTCGGCCATTAGAATTTAACCATTATTTGTGTTTTGACTGTTCCAATGTCTTTTATTGATAAATTTTTATTTTTTGATAATACAATGAACTGTTCAAAGATAATTGGTGATAGGTTCACATACACATCATTATAAGGTAACTTTTTTTCTTCGACAATTTTTTGAATAAGTTCTTTCAAACATTTTTCTACATTATTGTTGTCGTAACCACTGACCCGCAGCACGGTTCCATTTGAATTTTTAATAGTATGTACCATTCTCAAAATATTTATCTTGACACAGATAACCCATGTGATATCCTGAGTGCAAAAACACTGAGGCCAAAAGAACTATAAGAAATATAAGTTATCAAAGGAACCTATAGGTTCTCTAGAGGTATTATAATTAAACTATAAAATATACAACTAAAGTATATCTAGAGTATATCTAGAGTATATCTAGAGAACCTATAGTACCCTATAAGATATTAGGCAAATTTATCTGAATGTGTCGTTGCTTGGTTTAAACCCAGCCAAAAGACTACTTCTAATATCTTGTGCAGGTTTTACTTGTTCTTTAAACTCATTTATGTTTGTTTGAACATTTTCTTGCATCATAGATAATGGACTTGGACGATTCTTGTACTTTTTCTGTATTCTTCTTATAGTATCTTCTATACTTTCCATATAAATATTTATTCCTGTTTTGTTACTCTTTAAATCAAGTTGGAACTTTTTATGATCAAACATGTTGACGTTATTTACGGGCTTTCTTGGGGTGATGAAGGCAAAGGCAAGATTTCAAACGCCATTGCAAAAGATTACGATTACGTATGCAGATGGAATGGTGGACCTAATGCAGGCCATACCGTCTGGATCAATAACGTAAAATATAAAACACACATCATACCTTGTGGCATTTTTCAAGATAAGAAGTCCATCATTGGACCCGGATGTGTTCTACATCTTGAAAAGTTTTATGCCGAGTTGAAATATCTTAATGACAATGGCTTTGACATTGGTCTGGTAAAGGTATCACCAAAGGCACATATCATTACCGATGAACATATTGATTACGATCTAAACAATCTAAAAGGTAAGCTTGGAACAACTGGTCAGGGTATTGCACCGTGCTATTCAGACAAGATGCTTCGCAAGGGAGTCCGCGCCGAATCCGTTTTTTCGGAAAATTTCCTGTGGGATGAAAAACTAGAAGGTTCCGTACTCTGCGAAGGCGCACAGAGCGTCTGGCTGGACATTGACCATGGAACGTACCCATATGTTACCAGCAGCACCACCATGCCATATGGAGCATGCTCACTGGGCTTCTCACCACACAAGATTCGCAAACTCATTGGTGTCGCAAAGATCTATGACACAAAGAGTGGCAAGGATCCACTGTTTCCCGAATCTTTGTGGGAAGACAAGGTATTGAATGAAATCATTCAAGTTGGACAGGAGTTTGGATCCACCACAGGACGCAAACGTCTTGTGAACTGGCTGAACATGGATAAACTGATTGAATCGATAAATCTATCAGGCTGCACCGATCTCATCATCAACAAGTGTGATGTCTTGCAGACCGTTGGTAGTTATTGTGTAATTTTTGAGGGTCATCATGTCAATTTTTATGACTTGCAAACCATGCAGGATTTTATTAAATTTCAAATTACCAAGAAAACTGAAATTACTGAGGTAAGTTTTTCGGGAAATAGAGAACTCATAAATTCATAAATATTTTCATGAAATCATTCAAGCAACATTTAGAAGAAGCAGAAATCTACAGCCCGGAGCAAATGATTGCCAGAGGCAGAAGCCCCGAAGCCGCAGCAAAGCGTGCATCATTGCTAAAGAAGATTGAAGGATCCAAGGATCCTGCTCTGGTCCGTGTTGCTGCTGATATCAAGGATACTGGCATGCCATCTCCCGGAAGCGAAAAGGTAGAAGCCGCAAGAGCCGCCAACCGCGCTGCCAAGGAGAAGTACAAGGGCGTCTATGGCACCGATTTCCCAGAAGAAGGAATGGCAGATGTCTCTGACATGAGACAGGCTATTGCTACTGGAAAGAAAGTCGATATGAGTCCCGATGCTTCTGACAGCCCACTTGATGCAGACACCACAGGAAGCGCTTCAGAAGTCAAGGCAGACGCAGTAGTAAGAAGCATGGGAACTGATCCCAGAGCCGCTGCAATCCGTCAACAACCAGTATTGAGAGGCAGCAAACTATTCCCAACCCCATCGGAAATGGCTGCAAATTTTTTCAAACAAGGAAGAAAGAACTAAAATGAACTACCTAACAAACTATTACAAGAATTTATCGGAACAACTTCAAGAAAAAGTTAATCATCTACAAAACTTAATTTCAGAAGCACAAAAAGAAACTGAAGATGTAATTATTGATGATGCAGAAAGAGATGAAGGAGAATATCATCCTACTCTTCAAGGTCGTCTTGCAAAAGGAAAAGGTTCAAAACGTGGAAGACAAGTAAATATTGAACCCGGCAGAGCTATTGTCGGAGTATCCAAAGAAACTGAAATTAATGATGCACACGAACTTGCCAATGGTGATGCCGATAAAGATAACATCTATAAGACCGGCAAAGCAATTAAAGTTAACAAGAGTGAAATAAGAAAAGCATAATAAATTAAAATTTTGAATAAATTTGGGAGCCCTAACCCGGCTCCTATTTTTTTCGGTTTTATAAATATTTGCATGCTAAGATTTAAAGAATTTTTGGTAGAAGGCATTGCCGATCAAGTTAATACAACCCAAAAAAGAGCAAATTTATTAAGTAAAGATTTGGCCAAAAGTGGTAGTTCCGTATCATACACATTGGGCGGTATAGACACGGAAGCATTTATTAATCCAAGTAGAAAAGATTCAACTTTAGCCGATTACATATTTTTTCCAAAAGGAAAAAAATTTTATAGTGGAAATATAAACCCAATTGATACCCACACAATAAAGGTATACACAGACAATCCAACAAATATTACAAATACAAGTTCACAAGAAAGTTCATCTTTACGGCACGAACTTCAACATTTGTTGCAAAAAGCAAGACAGCTACAAGATAATCCCGAATACGCAAAAAATAGAACTAATTCTAATAAATATTACAATATTAGTCCAGTAAAAGGAACTGGCAAACACGCTTCAGAATATATAAAAAATGAAATCGGAAAGGATCTTTCATATACTCTTGATCCGCAGGAAGTAAATGCAAGAGGAATCCAAAGAGCCGGAGATGCAATCGAACAACACAACCGTTTGTCAAGATCGGTAATTGCCAATAATCCAGCTTATACAAAATTTAGTGATTACGAATTTAATTTAGAAAAATCAAAAGGCATGCTAGCAGCACCCAAACTAAATCCAAACATAGGAAGAAAAGAAGCTGAACATGCGTTTCGTACTCAAATGGGAAAAGAAAATAAATCATTAGATGACTTGTCATCAACTTTGAAATATGTCAAACAGGGTGATGCTGCAAAGGCAGCAAAAGACATCAAAGTTGCAAAAAAATCAATTTCATCCGATATAGCAAGAGGCCTCCAATCAAATGTTGATTATGCCCAGTCCGTTGCAGCCGATGCATATAGCGACAAAGTAGTTGGACCACAAAGAGAACGAGCGACAAGAGTAGCAAATACCCAAGCAGAAGTAGAAGGC